CGTACTGGCTGGTTCGGCATCAGAAGCGGCTACCGCCATGGCGCCTGCGCAGATAACGATGAGAAATAATGTGGCGCTTGCGGCAACGGCGCGGTTTTCAGTCGTGGCGTAATACTGGGTGCTTTCAGCCGTGGCCAGCTTCTCCAGCTCCCTGATACGCTCTTCCACCCCGCCGGGGCTGTTAAGAATGGCAAGCACGATTGCCCGGACGCGTGAGGAAAAATCCTCCATTGAGGTGAAAGCCGGAAGTGCCGAGGACAACTGCGTGATGCTCTCTCGGGCCGTCACGCTTTTCGCCATGGTGAGATTCACCAGCTGCGGCGTATCCGCTGTGTCATCCCCGTCAATGGTGCCCGTTGCGCCGGACGCGTTGCCGCCCACGGTCCCCCGGCTGTAACGGCCGTATCGCGTGCTGCCAAACGTTGCCCGCAGCGTGCTGCTGAGGTTGGTAACCTCGCTGACCGTATTCGTCACCATGCCCTGCCAGAACGAAGCAATACCGCGTACCGTTTTAATCGCCTGGGAAACGCTACGGATTTCGCCCCTGACCTGTGACAGAAATGAGGCCGCCGCGGTGCTGGCAAGCTTCAGCCAGTTCGCGCTCACCACGTCGCCCGCCGGCGAACTGCCTGTAACGGCAAAAATGCGCAGGCCAGACTCGATAACGGTCAGCGTAAATTCAAAAGCGCGCCCTGAATCCATGCTCTCAGAGATCCGCAGGCCGCCTTCCGGCACACTCACCGTCAGTTCGCCCAGCGTCGGATGGATAAGGGTACCCGAACCGGCACTTTCACAGGCCGCAATCAGCGCCTGACGCTGGCTCAGAACATCACCCGCTTGATAACGCAGGCTGCCCTGCACCAGAAAGCCCCGGATCGCTATTTTTCTGACGTCGCGCCCCATGTCCTCCACCCAGACCGTGTCGCGGTATGGGTATTCGTGTACTGCCTGGCGACGACCAAAGACGCCCTCACCCTCAATTACGCCAAAGGGTACGCCGCGAAAGCTGGCAGGTCTGATATGAGCCTGCCAGTCCCAGCCTTCACTGCCCCCGGTCAGGCCGCTAAGCAGGTTTTGTATGATAGCCATAGTAAGACAACCACCGTTCAGTTTACTGGTTCAATCATGGCCAGGGCATGGATAACGCTACCCGCCCCCCCTGCGTGGTGACCTGCCTGCGTTCGCCGGTTTTATCATTTACCAGCGTGACCTCTACAGACACTTTCTGATCGGCATTCCCTGACGATGGCGGCGTGGTCTGCGCACGACTGTTATCAGCAGTTACGGTTGCCTGCGTGATACTGCTTACAGGAGGTGCTGGTGTGCCAGCCTGGGTGATGCTGCTCTGAGGAGATGAAGGAGACGGCAACGCCTCGCCGGTGGTCCGCGGCTCTTTCTCACGCTGTGCCTGGAGGATTTGCGGATCCCGCAGTCCTTTCCAGCGGTCGTCGTTAACGGACGTATGAATGGCCTGATTAATCTCATTATCGGTATAGGGCTGAGCACCGTTCTCATGGGAAATAATGGCGCTCATCACCCGGCGCAGCGTGTCAGGATCGTGAAGATTGATACGCTCACGAGGATCAAAGCCGGTTTTGGCCGCCACATCGTCAATGTAATTCTGGGTTTTGTTTTCCGTGGCAGGCGCATAAGTGTGAATGATGCCGTTGATCGTGTTGTTCCCCCGGTCACCGTAAAGCTGAAGCTGGCGGGACAGCGCGGCCATACCGTCATGCGGCGTGGGGAACCGTACAAAATCACCGTCGCTTCCGCTGCTGTTTGGCGCTGCACGCAGGTTGCCAGGATTGTTATTGCGAATACCCCGGGCATTAGCCCCACTGCCTTGCCCTGTGTAGGCTGCCGGAACCACCGGTGTCGGGGCTTTGAGCGCGACAGCAATATCGCCCTGCAGCACATTCGCCTGTTCGCTCAGCCCGTAACGCTCACGCAGACCACGACGCTGTTTGTCGGTGATCTGCCCGGTGATGAGATTGACCTGCTCACTGGCGGGCAGCGAATTCAGGTATTCTTTGTCGTTCCTGGCCTTTCGGACCCAGTCGCCCTCGTTCCCGCGCAGATTGCCCATGGCTTCATTCAGCGCAACCGGATCGCCGGGGTTCTGCATCAGACGTCTCAGACCGTTCAGGCCGTCATTCACAGAGCCGTCGGAGAGAAGACCGCCCGCCACCTTCTGGCGGACACGATTTTTAAAGCCGTCCCAGGCCGCACTCAGCCCGGTCAGGTTGCGGTTAAGCTCAACCAGTTGCGTATTGACTTTCGGATCGACGGTGAGACCCAGTTCGTCAGCGCGGGTGAGATAGGCTTTAAGCTTCGCCCCTTCACGTAACAACGCCAGGCCACTGGCATCAAGCCCTAGCGCGTCCGCGACTGTTTTCTGGCGATCCGGCGTCAGTGACGGAAACGCCTGCGCCAGCTGCTCAAAGGTTCGCATGACGTCGGCGGTACCGTCTTTGTTTTTGACAATCTGCACGCCCATCTGGCTGAGGACAGACAGCACGCTGCCGTTGCGCCCCTGCAGGGCATCGTTGAAGGTTTTATACATGCCCTCAACTGACGCGCGTGCGCCGTCGCTGTCTGCTCCCAGGATCTGCATCGCCCCGGCCAGGCGGGTAAAATCATCCACGCGCATGCCGCTGTTTTTTGCGGCCACGTCCAGAGTGTAGGCGTTGTCAGCCGCCTCCTTCATGTTACCGGCTAGTGTTTTTGCACCTTTCGCCAGTCCGTACGCGGCCACACCGGCCACGCCCATACGCCCGGCAATCCCGCCATATTTACCGGCCAGTTCCCCCACCATTTTGAGTGGCGGCACCATATCGCCGATAAACTGCACATTGTCCCGTGCGGCCTGCGACATCCCCTGCAGGTAGCGGGTGAAGGTATTGAGCTCGCCCGCCGACTCCTGTCCGCCGAGCTTCAGTGCATCACGGGTTTTATCCAGCTCAGGTTCAAGCTTACGCACGGCCTCTTCAATACGCCCGATGGCAGCGCTTGCCTCATCATTACCGGCAAGCGTGAAATCAAACACGTTAGCCATCGTCGTCGCCCCCTTTTCTCAGATGATTAATGCGTACCGCCTGTGCGTGCCACCAGGACAGACGCTGCAGGCTCATTGCCCAGGCGCTGTCCGGCGGCCAGCGGTAGTAAAATGTCACCTCAGCGGCTAAACACTGCCATCGCCCGAGGGCTTCCAGCTCAAAAAACCGAGCAGATACTCCTCGCATTTGCGGTAATCGAGAAAGTCCATACCGGACAGAACGGACTCCGGCACGCCGCTGGTCAGAGAAAGCAGCAGGCGCATCGCGGAAAGCGATCCGCGTTTTGCCTGCGCCTCGTAAAACTGCTCAACCTGTGCCAGCACGGGTGCCCTGAGTGGCAGACTTTCCCAGGTCTGTTTCAGCGCGTCAGAACTGAGCGGCACGCTCAGTGAAATAACGGTGCTTCTTTCAAGTTCGGCCATATCAGTTCTCCGTCACGTCAGCGCCTTCCCAGCGCACGTCAAATACCGCTTCCTCGCTGTCCACTTCCTGGGTATTAACCGTCCACAGGGCGCGCCCGATGATGGTTTTACCGTTCGCCAGTTCGGCGATTACGTTGACGTTGGTCTGCCCGTTAAATGCAGACACGGATACGCCACCGGCATCGCGCACCTGACAGGAGATGAATCCCGGCACGGGCTTTTCTTTATATCCGTGCACGGTATCCATCCCGCTCAGCGTGGTACGCTCCATTTTTGAGGGGCGGTATTTAAACTGGCCGGCCACCATGATGGTGATCCCGTCTACGGTGACATAGGCCAGACCGGCAAGCCGGTTAGAAGTATTTCCTGCCATAGTGACTCCTTAGCTGGCCTGCAGGCGAAACTGGTTAAGCAGCGCAAAAATGCGCAGCTGATTCATCAGCGTGCCGTCCCAGAGGACATCCACGCGGTTCGGATTTTTCGCGTTAAGCTCAACGATGAGCCCCTTTGCAAAACCGTCCGCATCCTGCGCATAGCCGTTCCAGACCAGCGTCTGGTATTCGGCAATCTGATCGGCACGGATGACGTTTGGCGTCACAATTGGCAGCCCCGGCGCAAACCGCGTGCCGTTGGCGGCCAGTTGCATCCGCCCGAACTTGCTGGTGATCTGGGTACGCAGGTAGCGGGTAATGAACATCAGCTGAAACAGCGTCTCCACCTGCAGATAGCTGTCATCGGCATCGCCATAAGCATTTTTCTGGTAGGTGGTAATGATGTTTTCCACCTGCACCGTGCCGTCATCGGCGACCGTATAGGTTGAAATACCGCTGAACAGAAGATTGTTACGTTCAGGCAGATCGAAACGGTCCTCCAGCGCCGGGGGCAGGACACCGCTGACAGGCAGGGTCTGGGTGGGCCGCCCGGGCGTGTTGCGAAGACTCGGGGCGACTGCCGCGGTATATGCCGCCGCCCAGACGTAAGCGGGCGTGGGCGAGCGGTAGACGCCCAGCAGCGATTCATGCTGGTTGTTCCGCGCGGCACCAGTGGTACCCAGTTGGCCGTAAGTGCCGTTGACCACGCTGAACGAGTGACCGTAGAGCTGCTTGTCCCAGGCCCAGCGCCCGGTGGCGTCCGACAGAAACGCCTTAAGCACGTCAAGCGATGCCGTGTCGGTATAGGGGCTGACGATAAAATCAAAGGTCCGGTCCTGAAGGCTGGCCAGCGCCGCGGTCATGTCCGGCGCACCCGCCCCGCCGGACATTGGCGTCAGGGTGAACGTCAGACCGGCAGGCGTGGTTTCGCCGCCGGTTCGCCCCAGGTAATTCATGCGGATGTCGATGCCGTTGCCGTGCGCACCCCGGTTTTTTGCGGTCAGCGTGACGGTATCCGTTGCCCCTGCTGTTACCTGCGCCGTCACCGGTAGCGCAGTGGTGCCGTTAATGGCCGCGGTCAGGGCAGACGCCATGGTGACCGGCGTGTCGGTGGCAAGCACGGTCACCTGTACCCGTAGCCCGGCGATATACAGCGAAATGACTCCGGTGGCGCTGGGTGCGGTGAGAAACTTCAGCGACCCGCTGGCGAAGGTCATGCTGCCCTGGGCATCTGCAAGCGGCAGGATCCAGATTTCCGCGGCCGTATCATTAGCCTGATACGCGGTCATCATGCTGTGCAGCATGCTCCCCTTGCCGCACAGACCCGCCACCAGGGTATCGGACGAAACCTGCTGGGGAATGCCCGGAGTCGCGGTAGCGGTGTCAAGCTGCTGGCCGATGATGAGCGTACGCTGAACCGCGGTGGCGGTATTGGCGCGCGAATTATCGAACTCAACATAAAACAGCGGGGTCCTGAGCTGATCAGGAATACGGCTGAAAGCAACCATTACTGTTCTCCTGCATTTTTGCTGCTGTCAGGCGCGGGTGTCGCTGCGGGAACGGCAGCAATGGGCTTCTGACTGTCTTTGACGCGAACCACATCACCGTCTCGCAGACGGCGGGTCCAGAAGATGTTTTCCGGTACGTCTTCGCCGGATTCGGGCAACACCGTGCCCCTGACCGGGCAGCGGACAAGCCTGCCATCAGCGGGTTTTACTAACATGTGGTTACTCCTGAAGGTTAATAATCATACCGGGCTGTGTGGTGCCGTCAGGCATTTTCACGGCGAGATCAATCCCGGCGAGCGGTGCGGTGGTGACCGGATAGAAGTCTTCGGGCCCCTGGTAATACTCCACGTCAATTTCAACGGTGAGTTCACCGATATGGCCGGATCCCTCACTGCTGACCGCCACGGCAGAGCGGACCTGCTGATACTGCTGAATCTGCCGGGTCAGCTCGTAGCTGTTGATAATGCCGCGCTCAATCTGCTCGCGGAGCGTTTCCAGCGCGATTTCTGACTGTTGCGCGCCGGTGTTGCCCTCTTCGGTATCAAAGGCCTGTGTGCGGCAGGTGATCCGCACCGTGGTCACCGTGGTGAACTGCGGCGCGTTGCGCCCGAGAGAGTGCTTGACGTCCAGCGGCGTCTGCACCAGCAGCACCGGAAAGTCTTCGTCAATGGTGGGCCAGTCGCGCGGCGAATACACCCGCTCGCCGGCGTCGGTGTTGTTTTTGAGTGCGGCCACCACCAGGCCGCGAATGTCGGCGGCATTCATGCCCTACCCCCTGATTTCATTGAGTACCAGCTTTGAACCACCGTGGCTGTCCGGCTGGACGTCGGCAATCACGAAAAGCTGATTCACGGTCCGCCCGCCGGCAACGGCAATGTAAAGCTGATCGCCCTGGCGCGGCGGAGACAGGAATTCCGCGTCACGTACGCCCAGCACGGGTTTTGTGGTATTGATGGACGGATCGCCTGCATCCATGGGCTGGACATCCTGCGTGTACGCCCGGTCAAAAATCCCGTTGATGGTGTAGGGCTGGCCACGTCCCTTGTTCGGGCGAAACTCCACGGCGTCACCGAATATGCCGTGGAGCGGGGCCAGCAGGTGCTGGTCCCAGTTCACGCTCATGACACAACACCCGGTGAGCTGACGGACACCGATGCAGCCTCACGCGCCTGCACCTCGCGGCGAAGTTTGTCAAAGTCAACGACAACGCCCGCAGCAATCAGGCGTTTCGCCTCATCCGCAGGCAGGTTTAGCCGGGTGTTCTGGCGGTAGGTTTTGCCGTCGTGACGCAGGGTGTGGCCCTTACGTACCACAAAATCCGGTTCTTCTTCATCAGCCCCGTCTTTGTCGTCATCCTCTTCAGCTTCTGTATCCTCGCCAGTGACCTCAGGCGATTTCTGCACGTCAGCGCCCGGCGGCGTGACCGTTGTAGCCTGGTCGCCGGTCATCAGCTCGGGAGGCAGACCGCCGATATCGTCTCCGGTTTTTGAATTGTCAGTTTTTGCCATATCACACCACCGTTGCGCACAGGGACGCGTTTACACGACTCGGAATAACCAGCGGCGCGGACTGCATCATCAGCAGGCGCTGTGCCGGATCTTCTTTTACCCAGGTCTTGGGCGCGTAGGCCAGCGGACCGTAGGCGAAAGCCGGGTCAAGAATGACGCCAAAGGCGCGGGTACCCATCAGGTCCGCACCGCTCATGATCACTGCGCCGTCGGGGATCATCGGCTTTTCGGTGTTATCCAGCGGATCAATGAACCAGTCGTTGTACAGCCACAGGTCAAAGTTACCCCAGCGCCCTTTGTAAACCGCGCCCTTCATGACCTGCGCACCGGCATTCACCTGGTTGCCGAACGGGCTCAGCGCCGGGAACGTGATGGCGTTGTCCTTGATGGTGGTGTCCAGGCGAAACGCACGCCACGACTTGTTGGTGAAAATCAGGTCGGTTGGCACCCCGCCCGACTCTTTGAGATAGGTGGTCTGCCACTCTTCAATATCATCAGACGGCTGGGTGTTGGTCTGCCCGAACGGGACCGAGGTCGGCCATTTGTCCGTCCCGCTGAGCACAATGGTCAGGTCCGCGGATCGGCCAAAATCCACAACCTTGGTTTCATAGCCGTCGCCCGCCACGGTCACTGTACCGGAGACCAGCGCACTGGCCGCCATCCACTCCAGGCGGCGGTTGATCATGTCAATCTGATCGGCCATCTCGAACTGCAGGTTCAGCATTTCGCGCTCGGCCGCCGTGTATTCGCCGCCGATGCGCTCACCAATCTGGCGGCGGATGGGCTTGCGCAGATCCGGCGCGCGCTTGTCTTTGATGTAGGCGGGCTTAAACGTGTTGGTCTGGTATTTGCGCTGCTCTACCAGCTTGCCTTCCACCAGCGGCGACACAAACGGGGCCATACGACGTTTACCGATATCGACATCGATCGACACCTCTTCGGTTTCGTAGGTCACCACGTTCGGAAAGAAGCGGTCGAGCAGCCAGTTCTGACTGGTCATCAGGTTGGGAACGACCTGCACCAGGACGTTGGTATCAAAAATATTCATGGTTTCTCTCTGTGAGACGTACCGGCCACTGCCGGTACGGATTCCGGACGCGCGCGACCCTGCCGTGGAAATGGCATAAGGCGCAGTTTAAAAGGGAGTTAAATCAGGAAACCGGGGCCTGAATGCTGTCACGCAGGAAAATGCCCTGCGGTACCAGCGCGGCTTTCAGGTCATCCAGCAGCAGCACGCTGTTCACATACCAGGTTTTGTCGATAATCAGGCGGTTCTGGTTAAACTCACCCATCAGGTACACGCCGCCTGTCACGTCCGTCAGGGTGCTGTCCACGTTGTCCACCAGAATGGCCGCCGGGACCTGACTGCCGTCGGTGGCGGTGCGCACGCACGGCACCCACTTGCCCGTGCCGGCGGCAACGGTAAGGGTAAAGGTATCGCCTGCCACAAAGGCGTTAGCCCCTGCGGTAAGGGTGAAGCTGACCTGTGTACTGCGATAGACGCTGCCCACGGTGGCATTACCCAGCACGGCGCCGGTCGGGTCAGTAACCTGGAAGGTGTTGGGATCGGTGGCGGTCACCGTATAGACACCGGCCACGGCCTGTGAACCCAGGGTGAGACCCGTCAGCGTACCGTTGCCTTTGTTGGCACTGCCCGCCGTGGCGGCGGCTGATTTCTGCGACTGACGCCCCAGCACGGTACCGCGAAGCAGAGGACCCAGTTTTGCAATGGTAACGCTGTCGGTCACAACCTGCAGCGGACCGCTGACAAGCTGGTCCGGCACAAAAAGTGCGCTGGTCATCCCCGGCGCAAACTGATTCTGTCCAAACTGATCCATTATTTATTACCTCGGGCTGAGTTGTAGAGACCGGTCATTTTCTCCACGACCGCACTGGCGCGGGTTGCCGTGTTTTTCTGACCATCGGGGCCCAGACGCACGTTACCCGCACTGCGCATGCGCTCGTCAAGCGAGGCGCGACGCGGCTCAGGCGCGGCGGCGGCCGATCCGGATGACTTCATGACGCGGATGGCGTCGGCAGAGTTCATACCGGTGTTAAATGCCAGCGAGGCCGCCAGCGCCGGGTTTGCGGCGGCGTAAGAACTGTAAAAAATGCGGGCACAGCGCTGACGCTCGGCGTTTCGTGCCTTGCGGCCGTCGGGCTTTTCTTCGTCATCACCGTCGTCGTCATCCCCTTCGCTGGCGTCCGGATCACGTTTTTTATCGTCATCCTCGTCTGCGTCAGGGTCTTTTTTGTCATTGTCTTCCGCGTCCGGATCGTCGCTGTCGTCATCAGCATCCGGGTCGCGGTTGTCGTCATCATCCTGCTCTTCCGCGCGACGGCTGCGGGCCTTTTTACCCTTTTTCTCCTCGTCGTCGTCATCGTGTTCTTCCGCGGCGCGCGCGGCGGCGGAACGGTTCAGGCCCACCAGGTGAGCAAAGGAAAACGGTTTTTTTGCCATGTCAGGCTCCGGTCAGTTTAAGTAAGTTAAGAAATGCCGCGTCAGGGGTAATCACCTCATCCGCCAGGCCCAGCGCCACGCCGTCAGCCGCCATGAAGCAGGCCGCCTCGGTGTCACGCACCACCTTCTCTTTCATGCCGCGGTTGCGCGCAACGGTACCGACAAAGATTTCGCCCATGGCGTTAATGTCGCGCTGGATGGCCGCGGCGGCCTCGTCGGACAGCGTGCGGTAAGGGTTGCTTTCCGCCTTGCGGGAACCGTAGGTGATGATGGTGACCGCCAGCCCCTCCTCCTTGATGCGCTGCGACCAGTCAACGTGCATGGTAATGACACCCACTGACCCTACGCCGCCCGTGCGGGGAACGCAGATACGATCCGCCGCGCTGGCAAGCGCATAGGCAGCTGAGTAGGCGTTTTCGGTCAGGATGGCGTGAACGGGCTTTTCACCCCGCGCACGATAGATTTCATCCGCCAGATCAAAGCAGCCGGCCACCTCGCCCCCGGGTGAATCAATGTCCAGACAGATACCGGCTACCTCAGGATCGGCCATGGCGGTGAGAAAAGCCTGGCGGATGCCGTTATAGCCCGTCATGCCGCTGTAAGGCCGCAGGCTCCCGAGCTTCTGCACCAGCGTGCCCTGTATGCTTATCACCGCCACGCCACCGACGTTGTCATAACCGGGATCGGCTTTGGTCTGTCGCCGGCGGCGGTAGTCATAATCGTCATCGTCTTCCATCGCCATGCTGGCTTCGATGCGCGTAATGCCAAACCGGTCGGTGAGTGCAGCCATAACAACTTCGGCCTTGCGGGGATGGATAGCCAGCGGCGTGTTGAACAGCCGCTGCGCCAGATGGGGTAAATTCACTTTTCCTCCGGATCGCGAATGGTTTCGGGCGCGAGGACATCGGCCTGCGCCCAGCTCGGCAGCGGCAGATTGCGCTCAATACAGGCGTCGATTTCCCGCTTGCGCTGGTCCAGCATTTCTTCCCAGTCTTCGCCCACGTTTTCTGCCACCTCCAGCTCGAGCGTCGAGATACCCGCATCGAGACCCAGAATGGCGCCTTTTTTCTCGGCAACCGGATCGACCCAGCCCCGTCCCGGTCCCATCCAGCGGGCGCGACAGTAGGCCGCGCGGGCGTCAATGAAGTCCGGCGCGTTTCGCGGCAGCGGTAAGTCTTCAGTGTCGTGGATCTCCTCAATAAAGGCGGAGAGAATGGGCTGCGCAAAGCCGGACGAAAAATCATCACGGCGTCTGGTCAGGGTTTTCCAGGCCTCCAGCATCGCCGAACGTGCTGAACTGTAGTTAACGTCAGACCAGTCCTGCGTCACCTGCTGCGTGGACAGGCCCGTCGCGGCCGCAATGTTACGCAGCGCCGCACTTTCAAAGCCCTCAAAGTTACTGGTGGGTCTGGCGGCGTTGACGGTGGTGATGCTTTCACCGGGATACAGCGTTGGCAGCCTCACCCCGTTCTGCAGCGAAATGCGCCGGTCTTTGTGAAACTCTGTCCGCCCGTCCTGATAGGTTCCCAGCGCGGTATCGTCATAGTTTTCACCGAGAGCCGACTGCACCATCTCAGGATCATAAGGCGAAGTGACATAGGCCCCGAACACGGCGTTGAGAATGGCTGCCTCAAGTTCTGACTGATCGTACTTGATGAGCATTTTCAGGCGCTGCACCACCGGGGTCAGGATCCCGTTGCCGCGATGCTGCGCGGCCCTGTCGTGATCGTAATCGTGTACGACGTTGGGACGGCCCCAGGAGGTTTCGCGCGGGATCCGCTGCCAGGTCATGGTCTTTGGTCCGCTGAACCAGTCACCGATGTGCGCCTCACGGATGTGATAGGCAACGGGGGCACCGTCCGCATCAATCTCCACACCGCCGCGAACGTGGGGCATGTCGAAATTCTGCTGCGGGTTGCTCAGACGGTCCGGATCGACCATCTGCATCGTAGTGGCGTAACGCCCGCGCCCGTGTCCGAGCCTGTCGGTACGGTACTGCAGGACGGCCAGCGCATCACCGTCCAGTAGCTTGTGCCGGAATCCCAGGCGCAGCATCTGCGACACAGTCTGCTTGCGCTCAGCGTCGCACCACCGGCCGGGGTCATTTGCCCAGGAACGCCAGTGCGCCTCCACCACCTTGCCGTATTCGTCGGCCCAGCTGGCATCAAAGGCTTTGTTCCCGGTCATCATGGCCAGCATGCGGTAGTCCGGCTTGAGGATGGGCCGGAAATTCGCCCCCACCGCATTATCCAGCACGCGGGTGATGCTGCCGCTGGCCCAGCCGTCATTTCGTGCGAGGTCACGTACGCGGGACACAATGCGGTCGCGGTAGATGTTGATTTCGTTATCTGGTGACCAGAGCGCAGGCTGCCAGTTGGCCAGCTGGTCGCTGAAGGAGTCCGCCGCGTCATAGGGTACACGGCTGCCGCCCGTCAGCGCGGAAAACGACGGGCGGGAGGGGCGCAGCGGATGACCGTCAGCGCCCAGTATCTGTACTTTACCGTTCATCAGAATCTGAACCTTACCGGACGACGCGGACGGGTGACTATGCCAAGCTGAGCCTGGAGAAGCTGGATCAGCGCCAGAAGGTCTGCAAGCGAACTCTGCTGATAGGTCACCGAGCGGGTGCCGTCGCCCTGGGAATAGGAAAACGACACACCCCGGCTGCCCGTGGTCAGATCGATATAAGCCTGCTGAGCCTTCACCAGTGCGTCCTGCAGCTGCGCAGGCGTCATCGACCCGGCAAGCAGGCTGGTATTGCGGTTGAACATGATGATTTTCCTAGGCCAGAAGCTGTGAGATAGATTTTTTTCTGGCCGGCTGTTCAGGCTCAGAAATAACGGCGCCCGGCAGGCGCAGGCTGTTTTTTTTCACCGGCGCGGCGGCCGGCGCGATTAATCTGTCCGGATTTTCCGCGATGCTTGCCGCAAAGGCGTTGAGTCTGAAGCCCATATGAAGCAGGCCACACAACGCCGCGTAGGCATACACCCGGCAGTCGAGCGCCTCGTTCGCCCGCCCCGGCAACTGCTCCCATACGCGGTAGCGCTGACCGCCTGCCACTTTCACCACCGACCGCTCAGCCAGCAACTGACTGAAATACCCCAGGTCCCGATCGGCAGGGAAATGCATGTAGCCCGCGGAGGCCTTACCCGGTTCTGGCGGCTCAATGTGCAGGCGGGCACGGATGGCATCTTTTGCCGCGTTGACACCGATTATCACGGGCCTGAACTGGCTTCGGTTGCGTGCAGACGGTGCCTTGGCAGGCCAGACCGGGGAGCGTTTGCCGCCCCGTGCCGACTCACCTTTGATGGCCCAGACGCGCCGTCCCAGACGGGCCTTGGCGAACTCATACACCTTTTGCGTGTGGTGTCCGCCAGAGTCCATGCAGGTGGCCATGATGCTGAATCCGCGACCGTCGGCCCGGCGCCAGATTTGCTTCAGATATGCATCCAGCCTGAGCCACGGCTCGTCCGTCTCCAGATCGCCCTCGATGACATCAAACGCAATTGACCAGGACTCTTCATTAAGACCCCAGCCCACCACCTCGATTTCAAAACGACCGTCCTGGGTATCGACCCCGGCCACCAGCACGGCCACGCCGTCAGGCACCTCAGCCGGCCAGACTTCGCCACGCTCAGTGAGCTTACGCTCGCTGAGTGCTTTTTCGCCGCGATCCTCATACACCTCACCCAGCACCAGGTTAATGAAGGTCTGGCGCATGAGCGGGTCATCTTTCACGCGCAGCCACTCCGCCACCAGATATTTCCAGGCGGCATTGGGAAACAGGCTGTAACCCGCCCAGATATGGAAACCGGCGTGGCCAGTGAACGGACGGTGCGCCCGCCATTCGCCGCGCTTCACCATACCGGCCTTGTCGTTGTGATGGATGACGCAGCCATGATGGCGGCATACGTAAAACGCCGTCTCAGGCAGGCCTTCACCGTTCTCATCCCTGTCCCATTTGATGCCGTAAGGCGTGTCGGGACCGCCCCACTCCAGCACCTGATACTCACCACAGTGCGGGCACGGGACATAGAAATGGCGCTGATCGCTTTCGGCAAACGCTTTTTCGATACGGGACACGCCCTTAACCGTGGGCGTTGACCCGAGCACTATCTTGCGGTTCCAGAAGGTTTCCGAGCGCTTGATGCCCAGCGCTATCTGGTCACCCTCGGTACCGGCACCGCCGGACGGATAGCCGTCCACCTCATCAAACAGGATGATGCGGCACGTGATACGGCGGAATCCGCCGGGGCTGTTGGCCCCGACCAGCGTGAGGTTGGCACCGTTGAGAAACTGCTTTTTCAGGATGGTCTGGTTACTGTCTTTCGCCTTGCTGTCGCCGGTAATGGCGGCCAGCACCGGGGTATCGCGCAGCATGGGCGCGATTTCGGTCTTACTGTAGTCTTCAGCATCCTCCACGCGGGGCTGAACGACCAGAATCGGAGACGGATCGTGCTGTAGGTAATAACCGACCACGTGGTCGAGTATTTTGGTGTAGCCCACCCTGGCCGATTTCATCACGGACACCTGGGTCACGTGCGGATCGGTAATGGCGTCCATCATGCCGTCCTGATAACCAAACGAGCGAAACCGCCCGGTCTGAGCGCTGGTCTCTTTTGACAGAACAGCGTAAGTATTGGCCCACTGGCTCAGGGACAGCGGCAGAGGGGGACGGATATCACTGCGTCTTGCGGTCAACTCACCGCTGAAGTTATGCCATGCTGCGGAGTTACTGATGCCCTCGTTTATCATTTTCATCCAGGCTTAACTCCTCCATTGCCTCATGAACCACCTCCTGAAGCGCTGCAACAAACTCCGCATCACTGGTGGTTGAGGCCAGCACCCGCAGGCGAGGACCGTGTTCAGGTGCAATGGCAATAAGGCGTGTTCGCATGCGTGAATATTCCTGACCGACAGCGGCGATCATGTCTTTATAGGGGAGAACCTGGCCGGACTTGATGTCGTACTCCAGCTGGGTCAGCAGGGCCAGATAGTTTTCCTTCATCTGACGCGCTTCATCCAGCGTCATTTCAAGACCGTTTTCGCTGATGATGCGCTCAACGACTTTCGAAGCCGATTCGGCGCGATCCTCGTCACGGGTCTGAGCGGATTTGTTACCCTTCGCGTTGTTACCCTGTCTGTTACCTGACTTGTTACCCTGTTTGTTACCCTGGCTGTTACCGGGTGCTTTCTTTTCGGGTCGGGTAACAGTTTTTCGAAAGCGCTCTATCAGGGCGTTTGAGGCATCAACATTTATTTCTTCACCGTCCAGAACCAGCCAGCCACGGGCCTTCCACGTGGTCACCGTCTTCCGGCTGACACCGTGTAGCTTTGCAAAATCGGACTGATTCATGTGTTACCCTGGCTGTTACCTGTTACCCAAATTTCAAAAGTTCATAGCTAGCCGGAGAACGCGGCGCGCAATGCCCGTGAAATAAAAAGATCCCAGGAGGGACCCATTTTTGTATGGCTTCTGTTCCGCCATAATAAATAAGGGCCAGATTAAGCATCTGGCAGGGCTATTCCCCATCTGATATCGTTAAATTCGCCAAAACTAATTGATCAGACCGGAGTAATTCTATGAGTGATAAACGCCATTTAGTGGGTGACCATATGCCGCCTGGGCTGAGGCCAAAACCCGCGCAACCACAAAAACCAGCGCAGGCTCCAACGCCAGCTAAACCCAAATAGGTGATATATGTCCCGGGACGATGTTATTTTCGATCTTCATCATTCTTACTATCTTGAAAACATGTTTTCAACATTGATGGGTAGGATTGACAGATTAATGTCTCTTTTACTAATCGTCTTGGGCGGAACAGCCTTAGCACCGTTTAGCAGTGAGCTGCTCTTTGGAATTTCAGTTGCAGTCTTATCAGCTGCACAATTTATCTATCAACCGGGTAAGCAGGAAGGGATCGCCAGCGAGCATGCAAAAAAATACCTTCAGCTCATTTCTCTTGAAGCCGTTTTAGATGATGAGACGCTACTGAAACGTTTTATTGAACTTCAATCCCTTGATAACAAAGTTTGGAGTTGCCTGAAAAATGCAGCTCAACGAAGGGCTACCATGTTCCTCGGGCTGGAGGATGTTCAGCCTGATTTATCCCGATGGGAAAAATTCTGGTCATGGTGTTCAGGGGATTGCCCTAAGAAATTAACTAATGAACCTTTACATTCTTAATTGTAGTTACCATGACGAACCTAAGCCCGGTAGTCATAAACCAGTTAACCCGAGGCCTACTCCTAAACCCCGGTAAAATCCAAGCCACATTTAAATGTGGCTTCTAAACACAAGTCTATTCTGCTATTTGGCCGTTTTTAATGCTTGGCTGATCGCAGTACTCAGAGCCGCCGGCATCAGCGCAAGGGCCATTTTCTCAGCCCGGTCCATATACCCCAGCACTGGTTTAACAGGCAGTGCATTACCGAACTGAATCAGAAGCTTTGGTGAGGGTGACTTCTCGCGCTCGCTGCGTGTGCCATTAGCAGAACGCTTAAGTCGCTTTTTACCCTTTTTACCTTTTCTGGACTTAACGCGCTGGAAAACACCATTACGGCTCCCCACTTCGCCGATAAAGACATTATCTTTTGCCTTTAACTGGTTCAGTTTATTGCGTGGAAGGTTACCGTATTTGTTCAGCTTAATGTTTTTAGGATTAAGCAGCGCACTACTGTTGAGCTTATGCTGTCCACCGAACTCAAACGGTGCGAGGTAGCTCGCGGCAATGTCCCGGACAAAAACTTTAGCCTGAAGATTGCTTTTACGCGCACCTGTTGATCCCACTGCGTTCACTGTAAACGGTGTGGGTGACTCCAGACGCCGGGTGAGTGCTGTTTTTTCAGCGGCAGCAATATCACGGGCTACTCTGGTAAGCGCCTGAGATAGGGCAAAAGGTATCTGGCTGCGTAAAGACTGTAGCTGTGATTTAAGTTCTTTTAATTTTGTCATGTCCTTGCCGAAAACTTAATTATTTTGCTCATTAAACATGCAAGCTATGAGTATCGAAGTAAAGAGCACCAACAGGACTGATCAATGTACGAAACATGAGCATAACTTCATAATTCATGGGGTTCATTGTCACTAAAAAAAACAAAACACATTAAAATCAAAAACATATAAAAAACGCTTTTAAAAAAAGATTGACTAACTTAATATGTACATCATTACTGCGCATTCTTTTTAAATAACATGTAGTGTGTAAAGACTAAGCGAGTTTAGTACGCATTAACTTTAAAGGGAGTTTGTCATGTCAATGTTTGGTATTGGGATATGTTCAGTTATTGGCGCAATATTTTTTCCACTAGTTTATCTTTTAAGAAGACTTTTCATTGGTGCAGGAAATTATCTTGAAAGACGAGAAAAACAAAAAGATCGTGTTGGTGCTTATATCGCTATCTTTGCAATCATAGGTTTCTTTCTTGGAAGCCTTACCCAACCTCAATGGGATAACAGCCTAACTTGTAAGCAAGAAAATGGTTCATGGTTTGGATGTGTTTTTCCAAATACAAAATGAATTATTGGATTTTTTCTAAATTTATCAATGAGATGAGAACAATGCATATCATGTAGGGCTTCCGAATGGGTATGTAATTTTTCGACCCCCTACCCACGAAATTGCTCCTAAAGTATCGTTCAAGTTGTTAAGATACTTATGAAAAAACACTTTTTTTTGGCTAGGGCCATTTTGCTTCTGGAGATTCAAGTGAGAAAATTGATTGTCTTAGTTTCTTTAATTTCAACTGCTGGCTTTAGCTACCAAGCTTTAAATAGTCAAACACTAACAGCTTGGCTAGCAGCATTGGCGAGTTTAATTGTTTTTTTAACGGCATTAGCGAATTTAAAAACCAATAAAAACAAAGAACAAGGAGTAAACCAATCGATTGGAGATAACTCTTCCGGTTTACAAATTGGTGGCAACATGACCATTAATGAAAAGGAAGAAAAATGAGTATATTCGATGGTAAAAGACAGCATGTTGGTGATGGCTCTAATGCCATTCAGGTTGCAGGTGATGCTACGATAGGCAATTCTACGACTGAAGTTATAGCCATTTGTGAATTGGTAATTTCCAATAAGATGGTGGCTTTACGTGACGAAGCATTTGAAATTGCAATAGATCGTGCTAGACAGTTCGGCCATGAAATAGCCGAAAAAATCTCAACTAATGTTGACGAACGCATCATGGATAAACTTCGAGATCCTGATGTACAATTTGCAATAAACCAAGCTGTTACTCAAGTCGTAAGAAAAGGCTCTGGCACCAAGTCTGAAGTACTTAAAGAGCTTATTGTATCTAAAATCAATAATGAAGAAGAGCAGGAAGATTTAATAATTGATCATGCAATTGAAGTTACCCAACGCCTTACTACCAATGAGATTAAATTTTTATCATTAATTACTTACTTTAGAGAAGTAAACAAAGTAATTGACGGTGAAAACTTGAAAGACATTATTTTTTCAGGAACGGATAGTCTTAAGAACCCAAGTCTTACAGTCGAACAATGCAAGAGCATTCACTCCTCCATCTACGCTGACTATACTATTGATTTTTCAAGATTTCTAGGTGATATCGAATCTTTAAAAAGTGTTGATATTTTCATGCTAGATATTAAGGGCTGTCTTATCTCTGGTCAAAGTTTTAGGGATAACTTCACCATTCTCATAAAAAAACTGACCACCTCTTCGCCAAAAGACGAAGGCAATTTCAATAATCAATATCCATTAATTTCAGATATTTTGTCAAGATTTGGCATCGACTCTGCGGAAAACTTCAACGAAATCGTGCCAAGCCCAATCGGGCGAGTTATCGCAAGAAACTATCTAATATCCCGTAAATTTTTCGGATAAAAATTTAACATTTTGTGTTAGTTCTCAACTGTGACTTGACCGATGAAAGTTAAATAAATCTATAAATTACAGTTAATTTTCACAATTATAAGTAAAGCTTAGGCGCACTCGCAAATGCGCCTTGTGATGCTTACGCCAGCTTTTTAGCCAGGGCCACCACATCGTCGAATACAGTATCAACGTCATGGCCTGCCACTTTCAGCAGTTCTTTCACCTTTGCCAGTACGTCATCAGTTTTATCGGTTGTTGTTGTGACCGGCTGTGCAGTAGTCGCGGTGGTGTTGTCATACAGTGCTTCGGACATCGTTACTTCCTCTTTTATGGGTAAATCCCGGTCATTTTGCCAGGCGTCAGTTAAATCTTTTTTGGCGCTTCACTCTGCGCCCCCTGTGGCTGAGACACGTCCTGCTCATCCAGTTTGCTCTTGAGCTCGTCAATCTGAGCCTGAAAGCGCTGCTCTACATCGTGCCAGCCGTCACGGATTGCTGTTGATTCGGCCTCTGCCTTCTGCGGACTGTTCTTCCAGAGGAACAGGCCTACCAGCCAGCCAGCAGCGAAACCAGTGACGAGCGCAGTCAGCGCCCACGAAATGAGTGCGGTAGTGGTGTACATGGGCTTATTTACCTTTTGAAGGTGCTGGAGTTAAGCAGACCTGACGCACATAATCCTGCAGGCCGGTCAGTTGCTTTGTGACGGTTTCGATTCGCTCTCTGAGGGTGAAATAATCCCGCTGAGCGGCGTCTGTAAGTCGGGGGCTGCCATCATCATCCACGAGGGTGGTGGAGGTTTTACCGGACACTGGCCGATCACATTTGGCTGAGACGCACAGGCGCTTAGTCCCAGAATCGACATCCCTACGCAGATCGCTAATGGTTTTTTGCGCATCGGCTAAGTCCTTCGTGTATCTGGCATCTATTGCCGCGACAGACTGCTGGCGGCGCTGCATATCGTCAATGGTTGCCTGGCGCGTGTCGGCAATGTTCTTTTGCGCATTTCGCTGCTCCTGAAAATGCAGGGCGTTGTCACGGTAGCACCCCACAGCAAGTAACAACCCGGCTATCAGCACCACCAACAGGAACGCCAGCACAATGCGCCAGTTAATAATTAACGAGGTCATGGGTTCAGGCTCCAGTTGCAAATCTCACGCTCAACATCGCGACGATTGGCGAGCCCCTGAATCCTCACGCGATCAACGTATATCCAACTGCGAAGGCCATCACAGGCTTGCTGATAGTGACCAGCATTGAGGTTGCGCAGTACCGATGAATGCTCGAATGCATTAACGCCGACGTTATAGCTAAAACTGATAAGAGCGGCTTTCTGATAAGCATTCGACGGTACCTTTACGGACCTTTCTACAGACCGGGCATAGGGCTGCAGGTGCTTTTGCAGTAGCACGTCGCATTCTTTCTGTGTATAGATTTTCCCCTGAATAACATCCGGGCCGGTAATGCCGTTGCATACAGTCCAGACGCCGCCGACGTCACGATATGGCGTGTAAGAATTGCCTTCGAGGTTCGGGATCAGAACAGCCGCGATGGCTAACGCACCACCACCAGCAGCTGTGATGAGGCTTTTACGTAAAGCGGGTGAAATAGCCATTATGCTTTCTCCGCCAGCTTCAAAGCCTTGTTGACCGTATCAACCACCTCTGGCGCTTTGTCCTCGTCATGCGAGGGTGATCGGTTTAAATAACTCTGGATCGCCGCAGTGCGTAAACTCTCCTGCTCCGCCTCAAACTTTCTGGCCAGTTCTTCCCGGTTGCTCTCTTTCCGCTTGTAATACGCGTTCACGACAAAGGTCGCGATCCCGAGCATCACACCACTGACCAGACCGATAAAATTCCAGTCTAGGTGATAAACCCAGTCGTACCAGTTGAAAAGTCCATTACAGACCAGGCCACCCGACGCGCAGTAGGTAACCCCTGATGCAATTTTGTCAGGCATGATTTTGACCATATGATTACCTCCGTAAGTACGGAAGCTGTGTGTAATTGGAGTGTGCAACACTCAACATGAAGGAATAGAAAGTATTTTTTGCTTAATAACCGACGCTGAAGATGAAAAACCTCAGGGGTCGCAGCATCTGTGAAGACATTAATTATCAAAAATAACAGAGGGATTAAGAGTATAAATTGCTCAGGGTCATTTCAGACCCTGACCTAAGTTCCGACTACATTGGTCCTACTTTTGCCGCGCCCCCCCAAGTAAGCGCGGCTTTTTTTTATGCGCAAAGCAAAACTGTTTCTGAAAACCCCGGGGCATATAACGTTGCTCGCACCAAAGAAAAAAGGCCGCTCGAAAGCGGCCTTCAGGCTATTTTTAAAAAATTCGTTGACTCTTTAGTTACCGCTTAATTTTTCTGACGGTGATTCAATTAACGACTCAATGAATTTTTTTTGCTGTGCATTGAGGTCTAGCTTTCTGATTTTTTCCGCATCGACCTGAGAATTTGACTGGCCGGGCTGAGTCTTAGGAGTGAACTTTCTGTCCTCTCCAGCGAAAGCAACTGCAGTGACTATGCCCACCCATACAACCACGCAAAACAATAACATCAACAGCCATGTCACTCTTTTAGATATTTTCAAAACCCTTCCCTTTCTGTAACGAAGGAAAGTATAAGACAAATCTGATAACCACTAGTTCTACCAAGAATCCATTACGATATTTTGCTCTATATGGGAACGCCCTGCGCCTTAATCACAAGATATAAACCTTGCAAGGACAAAGGATAAGCATAAAAAACCATTATGGGATTAATAGCCAAAATTCAAAATCATAAAAAAACCTGCATAAGCAGGCTTCAGTTATTGACTCAAATCAATCAAAATATTTATAAATCTGTGTTATGATTATTAAGGATTTTCCCTGGAGTTGGCCGTTTTGGCTTCCCTCTTGTCATCCCTACCTGGTTGCCGAGACCTTAGATGACTTGAGGGATTTTTTTTTGAAATACATAAGCAATTCTGTACATTTTCCGCCATAACAACAACTATCCTTTAGTACTACCAAACCTAAACTTAAGTACAGCTAATTTTATTGGCTACCAAAGCTGGTTTTAGAGTGCTGTGACAGAGGTGGTAACAGGTATGCGATGCCGGGTGCCTTCCGGTGAATCAGAAAAGCCAGAACCTGACCCGCAACATTCAGGACATACTGGCTTTGCCCCGCCGCGCAGGGGGATTCACCCCATAAGCTACTACTTTACCTATTTAAAGCATTCTGATGAACTATTTTGAAAGCCTTTAAAGACCATGGATATAGGTGTTTATCAGCGGATAGTCTCATGTCTCCAGAGATTAAATTTATGACGCCATGATGAGAGAATGGCGCGTTATTACACACTGCAAGATTTTGCCGCCGTTGCCTCAAAGACAAAGGCGGTTATTTTATCGCTAAGTGTTTTGGGGCATGCATTAACCTGCTAATAAAAAAGCCCGCCAGTGGCGAGCCTTGATGTGGTTTGAGGTCTCTCTTTTAAATTTGCGCTGATGAACAGCACACAGAAATCCCATCATTGGCCTGATAATGGTCCATTTTATTCACGCCGTCAATACATGAGATAAATCTTATTGCTTCGCGTGCCTGATTTCACTGTTCCCGGTCACACGCTGCAACATATCCCCCGCTAAGGACTCTTCCTTGTGGCACTGGGTAATGAGCGCCTCATAAAACGGTTTGAAATTACGCGACCATGTCGGCTGGCTGACAGTCATAACCGCATATCCAACAGCACGCCGCACAGTTTCAGCAGGCAGGCGTGCATAGCCACGGCCGGTGCATTTGGTGCAGGTTTTCATCACGGGAACACCCTGAATCTCACTCTGCTCAAGGTCCAGCACTTTGCCTTTACCATGACAGCGACACGCATTGCTGATCACGCCTTTCCCCTCACAGGTGCTGCAACGGACACGCTGAACCTCTCTTACCTCTCTGACTTTTTCATAACTGGACGGTACGAAGCCTTGTACGCCAATACGGACAGAGGCTTTCACAAAGTCGCGCGCCGGGAAAGGCATGTGTGACTTTGTGGTGAATACCTCCGTATCGATAAAACCGGTACCACCGCAACAGGTACAGGGGCGTTGGCTTGCGGCGCTGCGCGAATAGTCCATGTATGCAAACGTTGCGAGCAATTGCACAAATTCGCGTTTAATATTCTCATCGAGTTCGGCGACTGCCCGGAAAAGCCCCGCCTTACTCAGACCGAATTCAGTTAACATCTCAACGGCGCGATCACTGGACGTGATGCCATGCTTGGACAGGAATAATTCAAATCCGAAACGAGCCTGCGCGCCAGTCAGCCCGAAGGATGCCATCACATCCGAAATATCCAGGCTGTCACTGGCCGTTGCCCGTGGAGAATCGCTGAACATAGGTGATTTTGGTGCGAAAAACTTTATCGTGCTTTCAAGGTTCAAGGTGATTCTCCTTACTGAATTTTGCTGCGCTTATAGTTTCAGGCAATGCTCTCGATCCTTATCTGCCCTTTCTCTCCCCAGATTTTTGTAATACGTGCATCCCATACGGCGCTGTCTTCTTCAAATACGGCGTCCATCAACGCTTTATGCAGGTTATCGACATCGGGCCTTTGCTGGTGGGGCTGTCCAATGAACTGGGCGCGCTTCTTTTTGCTCCAGCTGTCGGGTATGGGCAGCACAAACGTGATGTGACAACCGCTGTCAGGCAACTTGATTTGGTTTAAACGCACTTCATCGCAAAATGCCCGGTACCGGAGAACAGCCGGCCGTTTTGCCCAGCGGTCACGTTGAGTCTGGCGGGGCTTGCCCAGCGGCGTGATGTCATAGATTTCGATCAAAATAGTCTCCCCTTTGCTTCATTACCATTGCGTGATGATTTATCCCGGCCAGCCTGCGCCGGTCTCTCGCGAGCAATCTGCGCCGCTATTGCCTGATCTGTTCCACGGAAATGGCCGTTTCGGAATTCCTGATAAACAACGCCGCCCTGTGGGCCATGACGGTTTTTACCGATAATGATTTCAGCCAGGTGCGCGGCCGGGCTGTCTGGGTTATAGGCACCATCCCGATAAATGAACCAGATGCCGTCTGCGTCCTGCTCAATGCTGCCACTGTCACGCAGATCGGCATTCAACGGGCGCTTGTTTGGGCGCTTTTCCACTTCGCGCGACAGCTGACTGAGGCAGATGACGGGTGTATTAAGCTCCATCGCCATGGTTTTAAGGCCGCGTGTAATCTCGCCGATCGCCAGGTCATTACGTTCTGCCGATGGCTTTTTGATGAGCCCCAGATAGTCAGCCAGGATCAGAGACAGGCCCGGATAACGGTTTTTGTGACGAGTGGCCACCGCCCTGATTTGTTCAATGCTGAGGTTTGTCGCATCGACAACCCAGACATCAAGATTCGCAAGCTCAGCCAGACCCATGGAGATCCGGCCCCAGTCTTCATCGTCAAGGTGGCTGGCTTTGCGCAGTTTGGAAATGGATACGTTGGACGCGTTCGCCAGCTGGCGTTCAATGATCTGGCCTGACTGCATTTCCATACTGAAAATCAGAACGCCACGCTGTACCCGCTCAGTTCCGAGCGAAACAGTGCGCTGGGCTATGCCTTCGGCGATTTTTAGTGCCAGCTCGGTTTTACCCATGCCCGGGCGTGCAGCGATAACGATCAGGTCTGTGTCGTTTAATCCACCTGTAATTTCGTCCAGATCATCAATACCCGTTTTAATGGTGTTCGACTCTTCATCACCGGCCACACGTTTTTCCAGTGTATCCATATACCCGTTAAGCAGTTCACTCGCGCGGATCGGAAGCACCTCTTCATCTGGCCGACTGATGTTCATCAGCTGGCGCGTAAAGTCTTGGATACCTTCCATCGCGGTATCGTGGTTGTAAGCGCTGGTGATCTTCTCGTAATGGCTCTCCATGAGGCTGACAAAGCCACGGACCATGTATTTTTCATTGAGACTTTTTGCATAGCCCTTCATGTTTGCCGCGCTCGGCACCATCTTCATGGTTTCCATGACGTCAGCAAAAATACCGTTTTCACTGCCCATGGCCTCTGCCACCAGCAGCGCATCAATCATTTTTTTCTGCGTCGCCTGGCGCTTAATCTCGGTATACAGCTTTGAGTAGAACGGGTTTGTGAATGCTGCTGATTCGACTGTGGCCAGCACGTCGTAGGCATCAGGCGTCAAACCGGAATGAAGCAGGCAACCGAGCACACTGGCTTCGAGATACAGATCAGACATGGTTGCCCCTCCGTACCAACAGCAGCGTGTCAGGCTTCATCAGCCAGTCGAAGTTGGCATGCCAGCCGCTGTTGCTTTTGCCGAAATAGGAAGCGCGGGCCTCACTAAAAAAAGCGCTGAAGTAATTACGGAAACACTCGTTTGCAGATTTTTCACGGGGGAAATGTGTAGCCAGACGGCGGATAGCCTTCACTCTGTCTTCGTCAATTTCGGCATACATCAGACGGCCGGCCGCTAAATCGTTGTAAGCATCGATCACAGCATCGCAGTCAACCTCGACCTGATTTTCATCCCACTGGGTGGCGTCAGCCAGATAGCCATCGAACCGGTTCACACGGCAGATGTTCGTGGGCTTGGCGACCGTACCATTGCGGCGTTTCCACGTCTCCGCGACCCAGCGCACCACCAGCTTGAGGTCATTAACGGTGTAGGCTTCGCGGGATGGACGTTCAGTAAGTAAAACGGCAAAGGCTTCTGCAGAGCGGCAGGTGGTGCCTGTGACCTCGTTGTAATACTCCAGGACCTGTTTTGCCTGTGATAAAACTTCCTCCGAAAATTCCCCCTTGGGGGCTTTAGGGGGATCTGTATTTATTGTCTTTTGAATAGTGTCTTTTGTGTGTCCCTGTTTTGGTGACAACCCTGTCACTGTTTTGGTGACACTATTTGTCACCGTTTTGGTGACAGTGACACCATCTTGGTGACACTGTGGTATTTGCCATTCCGAAAGGTGCTTATTTGGGCCAATATGCATCCCTACACGGAGCAGAACACGCATGGCGATCAACTCATTTTTGGCCTTGTTTACCTTCTGGCGTGGCAGCTTGGTAAGCTCAGAAATCTGGCTATCCGAAATACGGTCCAGCTTCTTGTTGAAGCCATAAGTTTTGCGGCAAACAGCATGCGCTACCTTCGCCTGGTTACGGGTGAGGTTTGCGCCGATCAGCTCTTCGTACAGCTCATTAGCCAGCCGTGTATAACCGTCATCGGTATCGGCCATGCGTAGCTCCCCATGCTCTTTGTGAGCACGAAAATGGATAATTTCAGCGGTATTACTCATGCCCTGACCTCTCGCGCTTTACCTGCTCCAGCACCTGGCGCAGCTGACGTCCGACTTCAGGGGAATACTGGCGCACTAACTCTTCGCGCGCCATGTCTTTATGTACAGTAGTTTCCAGTTGCGGCTTACGCCGTTTTTGTCGCATAATTAACCTCGCTTCCCAAAAGCAACGCTGTACACGACTGGACAGTTCCCGCTGTTCAGTCGCTCTTTCCCACCTCGATGAAATACTTCTCGAAGTACCATTTCGGCACACAGCACAGATGTTCGTAATCAGGCCGCATGAAGATGACCCTGCGTTCCTGCCTGTCATAACTGATGATGCGCACGACAATGCCGCGCTTATCCCGAAAGCGCTTGTCGGTTTCAACAAACCTTTCATCCACCAGCGCCCCCCTCTTTAACACGTATGTGCTCAAGCATGGACAAGAGCGTTCGCGCCTCTTCACCCGTCAAAATTACGTTTTGCTCACAACCCGGTGCCGCAATGCATCCCTCTGGTAAACCCAGTTGATGAATCATTCGGCATGCCAGTTGGCAGATGCGGATCTTCTGACGACTGAGACCAGAAGGATGAATCCCCATATCGAGCGCCAGGGCCTTATTACCTTGAGTGATTGCCTCACGGTGAAAAAAGCTCTCCAACGTTTCCGGCTTGCAGTTAACACGTACCGAATTGCTCGAAATTGCAGACGATTCCATTTATTTTCTTCCTTTGAGTCAGTGAATTAAGATGCAGAAAGCTCAGGCCAGATCCGTTCCCAGTCATCCGGCCGCAATTCTCTGCGCGTAACTGCTTTGTTTGTAGCCTGCTCAATTTCAACGCACCGAGCAGGTGAAATAGGACTGCGACCAGAAGCCATTTGAGAGAGGAACGAACTTGATACGCCCAAAGCGGTTGCTAACTTCTTTGCTTCGCCACGTTCTAATGCATCAATGTAATTTTTAAGATCCATAGGACACCTCATTTTTTGTTGGAGTTTATTAAACACTAAACTTAACGTCAAGCATTTGCTTGTTTAGTTATTACTAATCAAAATGGCGAAATGAACATTACTGACAATCGGCGAACGCGCCTTAAAGCGTGGTTTTCCAATAAGACGCTTCCCACAAATGAGAAAAGCTACCTATCCCAGTTGATGGGAGGGAAAGCCTCGTTTGGGGAAAAAGCTGCGCGGAGGATTGAGGCTTCTTATGGCATGCCATCGGGTTATCTCGATGAAGAAGCTGATAGCCCTGGGACAACGTACGCGAACGTGGTTTATAAGGGACCGAATCAACCTAAAGGGAAATTTCCGGTGATCAGCTGGATTAGTGCTGGAGAGTGGGCAGAGGCTATTGAGCCTTATCATCGAAAAAGTATTGATAGATGGTATGAAACCACCGTGGATTGCTCAGAATACTCATTCTGGCTAGAGGTGAAGGGCGATTCTATGACATCTCCAGTAGGCTTGAGTATCCCAGAGGGAATGATGATTCTTGTCGACCCAGAGGTTGAGGCAATAAGCGGTAAGCTTGTTGTTGCTAAATTAGACTCAGAAAATGAAGCAACTTTCAAAAAACTCGTAATGGATGCAGGCCGAAAGTTTCTTAAACCCCTTAACCCTCAATACCCGCTGATGGAGATCAACGGCAACTGCCGTATTATTGGCGTTGTCGTTGATGCAAAAATAACCAACCTTCCTTAAAACACACCAGCTTCGGCTGGTGTGTTTGTCTTCCCGCCTAAATAAAAAATAAATTCACTTAACTTTTAATTAGTTAATGGTTAACTCCGCCTTTATGTTTAGCTTTTACTTGACGTAGTTGTTTATTGTTTAATAAACTTTCAATCACAGCACGACGCAGCCCACCGCAGAAAGCTGTTCTGCTCTTTAACAAGTGAACATGTAATCACCGCGCTGGTGGCTGAGAGGCCCAAACTCAGCACCCTGGCATTCCCTGACCTCACGGGGTAAAGGCATCCCAGGCATGCGGCGGACAGTGTGGTGATTCAGTTTTTTTTGAGCTGCGTGAGATAGCAGGCGCAGCATCAAAACGAACTGATCACCTTTGCAAATGAGGGAATGACAGATGGATAAAGCCTACGAAGAATATTTTGAAAGCCTGAAAGAAGGCGAAGAAGTGCTGAGCTTTGCCGAGTTTTGCGAAGCTCTAGCACCAGCCAAGAAAGGTTAACGCCTCACCAGGGCAAAGTCCGGAATACCGCAGCAGTTTAGTTGGACTTAAAAGTAAACGCGGGCTTGAAGCTGGAGGATGGGGCCAGCACACAACGAAAAGAGCGCTGGCATGCAAAAAACAATTTCGCAGCCGTTGCAGTACCAAACGCCAGGATGGGGCGGCAGAAATGCGGTAGTGCTCTTTTCGTTGTGGTGAATTGCAGTCCATCGAGACAACCAGAAGATCAGCACCTGGCGCCACAACCCCACATTGCTGTGTAGTCTTTGGCCCCCGCCTCGGGGGCATTTTTTTGACTGCTTTTCAGCGCTCCGAGGTATCCATGAATTTCATCCCAAAACTGACCCGGCAGCGCATCAGCGAACTGCCTGAGGGAACGCCGATCCGTATCGGTGCGCACGTCGTTATTTTCGACGGCTGCACCATCGAACCCAATTACAAGGATGAGGACGAAACCTTTGTGTATTACATCGATGCGAACGGCCAGCGGGAACGCCATTTCGAATGGCTATTACTCGAGTCAGGCACGGAATTTATTGAATCGGAACTGTGCGAATACTGCGCCCGGTTCCGGCACCCAACGGACATAAAGCAAGTTGCTATAAGGTTCTGGAATCGCAGCGAGCTCCGTTCATTCTGCAGCGATAAAGGCTGCGCCCTTCTTTACCAGCAAACAATCCGCGTCCCGGCAGCGCGCCAGGGCAAACCAAGGAGACGTATCTCATGAGCCCTGTAGAACGCCTGCAGTTCAAACATCGCCTGACGGGCGCTGATTTCCACCCTAAGCCGCGTCACTGGCTGACACCTTTGCTTATCGCACTGTGTGTGGTGGCGGGAATGTGTTTGCTATGACAGTGACAACCATCCCTACTGAATTCGCCCTCAACGAGGCCATGCGTTCGCTGGCGCTGAGTACCATCCTAACGCTGTGCGAGCAAAATCAAATCAGTCCGGCAGATCTGGAAATGCTGGCCCACCAGCTGGCCCAGCGTGAAGCAAATGCGGACTCTAAATCAGGAGCTTTGAATGTCCACCATCATTCGCGTGATCGACACTGAAACCACCAGCGTTGAGGGTGGCGTGTGTGAGATGGCCAGCATCGACATCGTTGGCGGTAAGCTGTGTAATCCGATGAGCGATTTTGTTAAGCCCCCCGAGCCGATTACCGTTGGCGCCATGGCAGTGCATCACATCACTGATGCGATGGTTGCCGATGCCCCGCCGCTCAGCGATGTAATTGACCGTTATGTGGGTGCCGACGTTTATGTGGCGCACAACGCCGCGTTTGACCGGCCAAAGCTGCCACAAATAACGGCGCCGTGGATCTGCACGCTCAAGCTGGCCCGCAAGCTTTATCCGGAGCTGGAAAGCCACTCAAACCAGTATTTGCGTTATCACTTCATGCTCGATGTTGATGTGCCTGAAAACCTTCATGCGCACAGGGCGCTTTACGACTGTTACGTCACAGCGGCATTGCTACTTCGCCTTAACCGTGACGCGCGCCTGACGATAGCCCAGATGCGTGACATCTCCGCGCAGCCTTCCCTGCTTCACACGATGCGCTTTGGCAAGCATAAGGGCAAAACCTTTAAAGAGATTGCCGGACAGGACCAGGGTTATCTTCGCTGGGCGCTGGCAAATATGGATCTGGATGAAGACCAGAAATTTACCATGCAACATTATCTGGAGGGCTGATATGGGCATTCCAGTTCTTATTCTGGGTGATTCCGGTTCCGGCAAGTCAGCCAGCCTGATGCACCTGAAACCTGACGATGGCTTTCTGGTAAATCCGGAAAACAAACGTCTCCCGTTTAAATCCTCTGGCTGGAAACCCCGCGATTTCACCGCTAAAACCGGCAACGTTTTTTTTACTGATGTGCTTGGCGACATTGTGCTGATCATCACTCACGCCCGCCGCGCCGGTAAGAAATTCGTTGTGGTTGACGATTTTCAGTATGTGATGGGTAACCAGTTCATGCGGCGCCGCAGTGAAAAGTCGTTCGAGAAGTTCACCGAGATCGGGGGCGGTGCATGGGACGTAATTCGCGCAGCACAGGCAGCGGAAGACGATTTAATTGTGTATTTCCTCGCTCACACGGAAGAGACACCAGCCGGCCGAATCAAAATGAAAACGATCGGCAAAATGCTGGACGAGAAAATCACGGTTGAGGGGATGTTCAGTATTGCCCTGCGCACCGGCGTGTCTGACGGTCGCTATTACTTTACCACCCAGTCGGACGGCACTGACCCGGTTAAATCCCCGATCGGCCTGTTCGACCAATTCCAGATTGATAACGACCTGAACGCTGTTGATACCGCGATCCGGGACTATTACGAACTTAATGACGGAGTAACCGCATAATGCAGCAACCAATTTTCACATTCGATCCTGAATCAGCCAAGACGGCTGGACCTTCTGGTGCATCTGAGGGTGGCGCTTACGCTGGCGCCATCAAATCGGCCATTTTCACCCAGGCGCGAGACGCCGAATCGAAATCAGAGTCGATGGAATTTTCCCTTGATGCTGATGTTGGCTCTATCAACTTTCTAAGCGTTTCTTATGTTGGTCGCGACGGTAATCCCCTGCGTAGCGGGAACGCAATGATTCAGGCGATTATGGGCCTGACCAAGACAAAAGCCCTACACGCTACAGAAGTCCGTAACGAAAAAAATGAAGTCGAATATCACTGCAAGGAGCTTGAAGGCAAACCCATCGGATTTGTTCTGCAAAAAGTTCTCTATACCAAACAGGACGGAAAAGACGGTTATCGCTTTGAAATTCGCCAGGCCTTTGGACCACAAACCCGCAAAACATATAAAGAAGCGACAGAAAACCTACCCGCTGAGGTGGTGGATAAACTCGTTGCCTCACTGACTGATAAAGACGAACGCCAGCCGCAGCAAACGCACAGTGGTCCGGGCTCAATGTTAGGGGGCGGTGTTAATAATGGATGGGGCCAACCCCAACAACGGCAATCACGATTAGCTCAGGCTGCTGGTGGCGGTCCTAGTAATACTAGCAATCCTCCACCTGACTTCGACGACGATATTCCATTCTGACGAAGCACAAAAAAAATCGTAATTTTGATTGCCGTTAACTACAACCGCCTGCATCTGAGGCGGTTGTATGCTTCTCGCAACTGGCAACTGGCAACTGGCAACTGGCAACTGGCAACTGGCAACTGGCAACATTTTTTAATGTTAACACTATTCTTAAACAAGTTATCAATGTAACATTCATTAAAACATGTTACATGTCAGGTCAAAAAATGCTCGATTTCTTTAAGGATATTTTTTCTGCCTTTCGCCAAAGCTCATTAGAAAGGATTAAAAGCCCCTTCCTCGGAGCTTTCGTTTTTTCTTGGATTGGTTTTAATTGGCAGATGCTGTCAATACTTTTTTTAAGTAAGCAAAACATCTTAGGACGACTTGATTACATAAACGCTCATTTCGATGTTGGCAATTACATTCTCGGACCTACGTTTACCACATTTATAATATGCTTACTTCTACCTTCTGCTAATAAATTCGTTACTAAATTTCAAAAGGGAACCAATCACGAAACCAATATGCTCATATTGCAATCTAAAATCGACATAGCCAGTAAACAAGTAGAGATTGCAGACTATGAAGCAAAAAAGAAACTAGCAGAAGAGAGAGAAAAAAAATACATAGAAGCGAATATTCATGCAATACTTGAAGAAAATATCGACTCACGTGAAAAAATAAAATCACAAAATGAAAAAATCTCGCTGAATAACATTGCCATAAACGATTTAAACGATGAAGTCGCCTATCTTAAAAAAGAGGTTAAGGCGTCGAAATCATCCTCGGAAAAAAATGCGGTTGATTATCTTGCTTCTCTGAAAGAAATCGTGCATCTGAAAGCAGAACTGGAAAAAAATTCAATAGAAAAAGCAGAGCTCACTCAACTAAAAAAACAAAATGAGGAACTCACAGACAAATTGATGACAACAAGTTCAGCCCTAAACAGTAGAGAAAAAGACGTTTTAAAACTTGAAGGTGAACTAACAAATTTTAAAAACAGTTTAGCAATATTAAACCCTTCATTTCGTGCAGGACTAGCGTCTTTAAACGAATCAAATATAGATTTGCAAAAGAACATGGCTGAAATATTGCATCCAAGTAACCATAGCTTGAATGATGCAACTAAGAAAACCAATGGTAAAAATCACAATCAGTAAGGTTCATTTTAGCCCACCTAGTTTCAAAAACACATATCTTCGTAATTTCAGGGCATCGAAATGCAGCATTTTAAAATTTTGGTAGGTAGTTCAGAGAAACGCTTAAGTAATATGGGTAGGAATCGATGAAGTTATTTAAGGGGCAGGTTCCACTTTAAAAAAAGGAGAGAAAATGAATCCATGGGGAGCAATAATTGCAGCCTTAATTGCCGGATTTATAGCATTTATCGGAATGGTTATAACCAAGGAAAATAAGGTTTCAGAATTCAGACAGGAATGGATAAAAGAACTAAGAGCAAATATCACTAAGCTTTACAATCTCTACGGCGCCACAAAAATAGATTCCGGACTCTCAGTTGAAGAAATAAAACTGAAAGAAAATGAATTAAATGAAGTAATTGCCACCATAAGGCTTCACTTAAACCATGGGAATCAATCCGAGAATGAAAAAAATCTCCTTAACGCAATTAACGAGCTTAATCTGAAAATATCCGTAGGAACAACATCATTAACATCCTTGTTTGACAATTTAACTGACAAATCCCATTTAGTTTTAAAAGAAGAATGGGAAAGAGTTAAGAAAGGTGAGAAGAGTTACATTTTAATAAAAGATGTTCTATTTGTGGTCGGATTCTTCTCTATGGCTCTACTTATGCTAAGTATGATTATCTATGCTATTTCTCACTCTGGTATTCTACTACTTTCAAAATAATCACTAATCAAGCTGTCAAACCTCGCCCCGCGAGGTTTTTATTGCCCTATCCACTTCAACAACTCCACGTTTCGAACAGGAGGGGCGATGCTTATCAACTTCGTTCTTATCATTTCCTCTGTACTACCCGTGCCTGTATGCAAAGACACCTATTCAACTTTAGCCGTATAGGATTACGCCAGAGGATAAATGGCTTTTACTATCAGCTACTCAATAAGATTCGATATTTTAACAGCGTTTTTAGAATATCCGTTCAAACTAACCGCAAAAATAAATAAAAATACTAAAGTGGTTATTGTCAATCTAAGAGTCACTTCAGAAAACAAAATATCAAAGAAGAAAGAGCAAAAAACCCCTGTTGTCAATTGATAAATTCCGAACCAAAACTTAGCACGCACAGGATTGTAAGTAGGAACTTTTGATTTATTAAAAACATAAAACCTATTAGAGAATTTTTTCGTCCACGCAAAAATTATTAATAATGATAATATTACCCCTCCGAGTGCTATCCATGATGGGTTATTTGTGAAGCCTGGACTTGGATATAGTTTTATAACCGAATAAATCACAACACCGACAAGAGCCACTACGAAAGACATAATATTAGCTCTAAAGCCTTCATAATAATACTCATTACCTACGAGCGGTATGTCATAACGTTTCATAAATCTTTCCTTAAATCAATCGAAAAACTAGAATTTATATTTACACAGGCAATACCTTACTTACTGAATTTCAATATGATCAATTCAACTTAGTGAAGCTACCATCTCATAACAATAAATTAAATAACCTTTTCAATAAAAAAATATTTACCTACTCTATCTCGATTTTATAGTTCAGACATCAAATTAAACATTCAAAAAGGATGATAATCTTATGGGAAATATAAAATTTAATAATTACTGCATTGCCTTAACTAACATCCGAAATTAACTAAACCATAAGTTAAAGCAGATCGGCGACCAATGACGCACGCCTGATCCGCTCTGGTGAGGCATAAATTCGATGTTCGGTCCGCTCGTGCTCAGAACAGTATTGAAAATTAGAAAATGGAGATAATTATGAATAATAAAATAAAACATCCTGTAATCCGTTATCACGACGGTAAGTTCCGCCTGGCGCCATGGATTATCGATCAAATGCCAGAGCATGTTTGTTATGTAGAACCGTTCGGGGGCGCGGCCAGCGTGCTGCTACAAAAACCACGTTCTTATGCCGAAGTCTATAACGACATGGATGGCGAAATCGTCAATTTGTTTCGGGTACTTCGTGATCCATTTTTAAATCAGAAACTCCAAGATGTCTGCTTTCTCACTCCCTATTCGCGCGATGAATTTTATTATGCCCATGACTTTAATGATGAGCCTGTGGAGCGAGCGCGGAGAATGTGTCAGGGCGTGCATGGGGTTCGGATCGGCAGCTGGCATCGGCGGTAATTCTGGGTTTCGTAGTGACAGTAAGCGTAAATATGCTACTCCGGCCCATCTCTGGGAACGTTATCCGGCGCATTTGTCTTCAATTTGTCAGCGTCTGAAAGGCGTCATTATCGAAAATAAAGACGCCCTGACGATCATGCGTACACATGATGCGACAACCACTCTTCACTATTTAGATCCGCCATACATGCCCGAAACCCGTGTTGCAGGCAATCGTTACTATAACCACGAAATGACAGAGGAAGGCCACACCCAGCTTTTAGCGGTCGCCGGCACGTTATCAGGAATGGTAATGATCAGCGGGTATGACTCTGAGGTTTACAACGACATGCTCAAAGGCTGGGACAAGACTGAAAAATCGGCACGTATCAGCGCGGGCAGAGGGACAAAGGTTCGTACCTAATGCCTGTGGCTTAATCCAGCTGCTCAACAGAAAAGGAGCGCGCGGCATGACAACTAATTCCCCTAATCCAGTTAATGCAACATTAACATCCAATCATTGAAATAATGCAACCAATGCCCTGCACTTAACACTTTTTGGCACTTAAATTTTACTATGGTGGTATAAATAATTATTAACTATAGGAGATTGAATATGACATGTGAAATTTGTGAGCAACAGCCTAGAGGCAGGAGAGCCACGCCAATAAATTGCATGAAATTGGACTCTAATAAAGAAGCGGTAAGCGCTAGATTTCATGGCCGTGGAACTGATGATACTCATTACTTATGCAAAGAATGTGGTCACGAGTGGATGCATGAGAGCGGGCCTGATGGATATGGCTGGATTCCATAATGTCACACAACTTAGAAGCAAGAAGCAAAGAAGAACGCGATAACGCGTCTGGCGTTGCGTACAAGGAGCGTATGAATATGCCAGTTATCCCTATGAAAGTAGAGATGCAGCCGCCGGAAGAATATAGGGATTATTCCAAGGAGAGACTGCAGCACTTCAGGAACGCGGCGGTGCAGTTCCCGCGCGGCGCTGACCCGGTTTACTTTAAGGAGGAGAAGTGACTCTCCTTTTCATTCCTTCCCTTATCAGCCTGCTTGTTTATAAAGCCGAAGAGAAAGGCTCTCCTTTGACTGAAGAGGAGGTGTTGGGTATTCGTGACAATGCCACGGCTATTGTCACGGATGCTGAAGGGGCTTTAGCTATGGCTGAGCGTCGTGGGTATCAGGATATCGACCCTGAAAATTGCTGGACTGAATGGCTAAACTTTAATAAGCAGGATTAAAGCTTAACCACATAGGGCTTATGCAGTATCCTCCCAGCCACTGAACTGATTTATATGAAGGAGAGTGTGGTGGAAGTTGATTACTTGCTTATTGGACACGGCAGGGATGGCGAAATTGAACGTGATGAATACCCAAAAGAGCGCTTAATAGTTTTCCAGGTGCAGGTGCGTCGTGCAGGTGATGGCCATCAAGGCGATCCAATACACAGCTTTGAGATTCATCGTGTAAACCACAAAGGCTCTTTATTTGCCGTAGGACTTGCAAAAAACATTGATGAGCATGAGATAAAAAGGCTCATTGATGAGAGTGGGATGTCACCCATACCCGAAGATTTACTTTAAAACGAACCTCGCCACGGCGGGGTTTTTTATTGCCCAACATTCTATGAAATAAAAACTACTGGCGCATTATGCGCACCACAAACCACTCTACGTCGTCGCCGTAAGTGGATGCGTCTGGATCATGCTGCTGATCGCTATGTTCTGCCTTGAGCTTTATCTCTAGTGAAGTGAGTCCATGAAAACTCGGTTATCCCAAGGAAAGCCTACTGGAACGGCCGTCAGGTTACCTGCTGCTGTTCCGCTTATGATTTCCCGCATCGCTTTAGCGGTGGCAGATGCAATGGCTACCAGATGGCAAAAAACTGCTTTGGAAATCGTCTTAGTTGCCTGAACTGCATTTGCCTTCATGAAGGTGGCTGCGACGTAATGAATAAAACCGAAACTCCCGCCGAATGCCCGCATTTAGTGGATTTTTGTTCTTACTACCAGATTGATTTATCCAAAAAATTCAAACGCTGATTTGAGGTATCCCACGTATGGAACCAACCCAACTATCGCCATATAGCCTGGCGCTTGAAACTTTGCGCGCCCAGCCTACCCATCAGCTAAAACAGATTGGCGATCAGTGGCGTTCGCCTGATCGTCTCTGGTGGGGAATAAATTCGATGTTCGGTCCGTTCGTGCTGGACCTTTTCGCCGATGAGAGTAATGCCAAATGCGAGGCGTATTACAGCGCCGAGGATAACGCACTTTCGCAGAACTGGTCGGAACGCCTGGAAGAGCTAAATGGCGCAGGTTACGCTAATCCGCCCTATTCCCGCGCCTCGCAGCATGACGGGCAGTATATAACCGGCATGCGCCAGATAATGGCCCATACGCTGGCAATGCGGGAGGCTGGCGGTCGCTATGTATTCCTGATCAAGGCCGCTACTGGCGAGGTCTGGTGGCCAGAGGAAGCCGACCATATCGCATTCATTCGGGGCCGAATCAGTTTTGACCTGCCCGTCTGGTACCGGCCCGAGGAAGGCCAGCCCACTGAGTCATCTGCCGGGTTCGGGGCCGCTATAGCGGTTTTCGATAAGTCCTGGCGAGGTCCAAAGTTCGATTACATCAGTCGTGATCTGCTGGAAGCTCGCGGCGCCACGTTTATGGCTCAAATTGAGCGTGCAGCGCAACGTCTGACGCCTCGTAATATCCGGCCCAACGTCCCAGAGTCAGCGAATGATGTCTGGCCAGCCGAAGTACAGCTATTGGCCGATCAGCTACCAAATCTTAAATCACTCGCTACCGAGCACCAGCGCAAGGTCATGCATCACATGAACCGCATGCTGCTGGAGCGCCAGCCCTCAACAGAAATCATTGCTGCAGCGCAGTCGCTGACGGCCACTTTCGGAGAACAAACCCTGTGAGAGAGATCATTGTCGATAATTTTGCCGGGGGCGGCGGAGCCAGCACCGGCATTGAAATGGCAACCGGCCGCAGTGTCGATATCGCCATTAACCATGATCCAAACGCGATCGCCATGCACACCACCAACCACCCAGACACGCTTCATTACTGTGAGTCTGTGTTCGACATTGACCCGGTGGCAGCGACCGCAGGCGCGCCAGTCGGCCTGGCGTGGTTTTCACCTGACTGCCGCCATTTCAGCAAAGCCAAAGGCAGTAAGCCGGTTAAAAAAGAAATACGCGGTCTGGCATGGATTGTTGTTCGCTGGGCGCTGGCAAAGCGGCCTCGCGTCATCATGCTTGAGAACGTCGAAGAGTTTAAAACCTGGGGACCACTGTTACCTACGGAGGAACGACCAGACCCGGCCCGCACGGGTGAAACCTTTGCCGCCTTCGTCGGCATGCTGGGTAACGGCGTACATGCGGATCACCCTGCGCTGGATGAGGTATGCGACTTCCTGCAAATTGGCCGGCACAGTGCGGATGCGCAAAAACTGGTTAAAGGCCTGGGCTATGCGGTTGAATATAAAGAGTTACGCGCCTGTGATTTTGGTGCGCCAACCATCCGCAAACGCTTCTTTATGGTCATGCGCTGTGACGGTGAGCCAGTTATTTGGCCGGAGCCGTCACACGGCGATCCGAAAAGCCTGGCCGTCCAGTCCGGACACCTAAAACCATGGCGCACAGCTGCAGAATGCATCGACTGGTCCATCCCCTGCCCGAGCATATTTGGACGCAGTAAGCCGCTGGCAGAAAACACGATGAAACGGATTGCGCGCGGCATCCAGCGATTTGTGCTCGACAACCCGACGCCGTTTATTGTGAAGTGTAATCACACCACCAGCAAAGGTGGCTATGACTGCTTTCGTGGACAGTCGTTGCAAGACCCGCTACAGACAATCACGCGCAAACAGGGCTATGCAGTAGTCACGCCACATCTGACAAAATTCCGTACCGGGGCAACCGGGCAGGAAATTACTGATCCGTTCCCTACCATTACGGCGGGTACCTCTCAACGTCCGGGCGGCAACGGTCATGCGCTGGGAATGGTTGAAGCCAGGCTATCACCTTTTATTTCTCGCCAGTTCGGTAGCAGTATCGGCCATTCAGCCATTGATCCATCAGGAACAGTGACAGCCAGCGGCGGAGGTAAAAGCGCTCTGGTCTGTCCGACCTTAATACAGATGGGATACGGGGAACGTGTCGGACAGGCACCGCGTGTACTGAATCTGGGTAAACCTGTCGGAACAGTCACCGCGGGCGGCAATAAATTCGCGCTCGTTTCGGCGTTTATGGCTAAACACTTCGGCGGAAACTATACCGGCCCCGGCGCCGCGGTTGATGGGCCAGCGCATACCGTCACCACCACGGATCATCATGCAGTGGTCACGTCCAACCTGATTAAATTTCGCGGCACCAATACGGGCCAGACAACTGACAGCCCGGCACACACCATCACGGCAAACGGTAACCACCTGGGCGAGGTCCGGGCTTTCCTGATGAAGTATTACGGGAATGAAAAAGGTGGCGTAGGCCTGGACGAACCACTGGGAACGGTGACAACAAACGACCGCTTTGGTCTGGTCACGGTCGATGGCACCGATTATCAGATTGTCGATATCGGCATGCGTATGCTCCAGCCGCATGAGCTCTATGCTGCACAGGGCTTCCCTTCCTGGTATGTCATCGATCGGGATTATCGCGGTACCAAATATGCCAAAGATAAACAGGTTGCCCGATGTGGCAACGCCGTTCCCCCGCCCTTCGCTGAGGCTCTCGTAAGGGCTAATTTGCCGGAAATGTGTTCGCCTCTTTCACAGGAGAAAATCGCATGAATCTTCACTGCGTGCCTATTTCAACGTACTGCCAGAACACTGGCGAATCCATCGAAGCCATTAACAAACGGATACAAAGGAAGATCTGGAGGGAGGGCGTACACGTATTAAAAGTGGACGGCGTCCGTGAACGCTGGATTGATCTTGATGAGGTGAACAGATGGGCAAGAAACAGCAGGGATCCGCTTTACCGCGCGGAATAACCGTGCGGCAACACAAAACCGGAGACACACTTCAGCTGACATTCACTTATAAAGGGGTTCTGTGCCGTGAGCCCCTTTCAGGAATGGAAGTTAACCCACGCAATATAAAATACGCTGAAAGGTATCTGGGGGAAATACAAAACCGGATCGCTACGGGGGAATTTCACTACCTGAGTTATTTCCCCCGCTCCAAAAAAGCGGCTCTTTTCGGTCATGAAAAAAAGAAAAAAACGGTGAAGGACTATCTTGAAGAGTATCTGGTGATCTGCGAAAACCGGAATCTCTCACCCTCCACCATGGACGGTTATCGCAAATGCCTGCGCGCGCTCAGTGAGCTACACAAAATCTGTGTAACCGACCTGACGCCATCAGCACTGAAACACTGGGTGGCCAGCAGAAAAACCAAACTGAAGACCATCCGTAACCGGCTGTCATTCCTGCGCAGTGCCATAGATGAAGCCGTCACAGATGGCCTGATACCGGATAATCCTGTTGCCCATATCAGCGCGTCGCGTTATTTCTCGGTCGAGTCCGGCAATACTGAAGAGTATGAGGTGGACCCTTTTACGCCAGACGAAATACGTATCATCTACCTGAACTGCAAATACCTGCAGTGGAAAACCACGTTTCAGTTTGCATTTAATACTGGTGTCCGGCCATCCGAACTGTGCGCGCTGAAATGGGCAGACATAGACTTTCAGAGACGAACCGCCTTTGTTCAGAACGCCATTGTTGAAGGGATTTTTAAAGGGACAAAAACCAAATCCGGTACCCGCAAGATTGAGCTCAATGACGAGGCTATCCAGGCACTGAACGATCAGAAGCAGTTCACGCTGATGAAGAGTGAATTTGTATTTGAGGATCCGAGCAATGGCCAGCCCTGGTCTGGCTCCGGCGACATTAGACAGAAAGCGTGGCGCCACATCATGAGGGCATCAAAAATCCGGTACCGCAATCCCTACCAGACCCGGCACACGTTCGCGACGATGCATATCAGCGCAGGCGTTAACCTGTTTTGGTTGTGTAAGCAGATGGGACATAAGGGACCGGATATGCTTTTCCGTAATTACGGCTCGTACCTGGCAGACTATGACGGGAACCTTTCACGGCCAGGACTGAAGTCAGGCAGCGAATAAACGGTTATGGAAAAGAAAGTGCACGTAAAATGCACGTGGGAAAATGGGACATGAAAAATGCTATTTATTACAATATATTGCGGCGGTTTGTTCGCGGGTTCGAATCCCCCTTTCACCGCCATCTTCAAAGAAGAGCCTGAACTCACGTTCAGGCTTTTTTTTACATATTCTCCGCCGTGGGGGATGAGAAGCCCCGACCGGGGTTCGACAAAACGGCCCGCCGTTTTGCATGGCCGTCAGGCCACCCGCAGGGCGAGCGCAGCGAGTGAATCCCCCTCTCACCGCCACATTCAAAGAAGAGTCCAGACTAACCTCTGGACTTTTTTTTGCATATTCTGCGCTGAGGGGGATGAGAAGCCCCGACCGGGGTTCGACAAAACGGCCCGCCGTTTTGCATGGCCGTCAGGCCACCCGCAGGGCGAGCGCAGCGAGTGAATCCCCCTTTCACCGCCATCTTCAAAGAAGAGCCTGAACTCACGTTCAGGCTTTTTTTTACATATTCTCCGCCGAGGGGGATGAGAAGCCCCGACCGGGGTTCGGCGTCTAGATACCTTGATGCTTAGAGGTAAAGAGTTCAGGGCCGTTATCGCGAAGGAGTTGCAGCATCCGCATCACCGGTGGGCTCGGTGTGATTTCACCTCGCTCCCATTTCGATACGCTATCGACCGTCATGCCAAATGAGAGCGCCACAAGCGATTGCGACATTCCCCAACGCATGCGCACGTCTTTGATTTCAGTTGCTGTCATGGGCTTTACTGATGCAATACGGGCACGGAGTTCACGATTTTTTGCGCGCTTTGCTATGGACTCCACTTCTTCATCTGTTGCCAGTCCTAACGCGTGAAACGCTTTCGCATCTTCAAGTAGTTCACTCAATTCGGCGGGTTCAGTTTTCAT